TTATGGCGGCTACGTCGAGCTCTCTGAGGCCTCGATTGATTGGTCAAGCCCCGAGGTTTTGGGCGCGCTTGTCGATGACATGGCTCGTATTTATGCCAATCAGACAGATGACATTGCGGCCGACGCGCTAGCCACCGGCACCACCAATACCAACAACTTTGATGACGCTAACTATGCGGACCCGGCTAAATGGGCCGAATGGATTTACCAGGCTGCAGCGGACATTTTGACCGACTCAAACGGTAACTTGCCGACTCACATTTTTGTTGATCCGGCAATGTGGCAGCGGTTGGGCAACTTGTCCGATACGAGCAAGCGGCCGCTCTTCGCGCAGATTGGCCCAATGAACGCGTTTGGCACTATGGCCCCCGGCACCTACGGCGCGACCGCATTTGGTTTAACCGTTGTGGTCGATCGTAACTTTGCCGCCAATACTTTGATTATCGGCAATGCGGACGGTTTCGAATGTTGGGAGCAGCAAAAGGGAGTCGTTTCGATTGAGAACCCCTCAATGTTGGCTCGCACGATCGCGTTCCGCGGTTATTTCTCCGCCAAGATGATTGACGCAACCAAATTTGTTAAGGCTGCAATCGTTTGATCCTTGCGGATTAAAGGATTAGAACAATGGCTACGTTTTCGATTACTCATAACCAGAGGCTCGATGGCGTAGTCATTGTTCAGACCTTGACAGGAACAGACATTGCAGTCGGGCAGTCTGTCACCCTGTCCGGGCTCGGGCATAGCATGAACGGCACGCACACGGTTATAGCCGTGCCCGAGTATTTGTTTACGGGGCTCTCCTATCAAGGAGACCTCGAGTTTAACTATGACGTTATAATCCCAAACCAATTGGCTCTACTGCACAACGGGCCCGAGGTCGAGCGCGAGGCGGCAACCGGGACCCTAACTTGGTCTATTAGTTGTACTTGGGCAACCTCGAGCAACGTCACCGAGTTTCTAGGTATCACCGCTGCAACCGCCAACGATACGGCCTATATCGCTACATGCGTAGCGGCCGGTAACGCTTGGGCGTTTCGTAGGCGCGTCGAGGCCGGTTACTTTGATAGTCCGACTACGAGCCCGAGCTCGGACGTTACCTTGGGTACTACCCTTTACGCTGCAGCTCTCTACCGGGAGCGAGGCTCTGTAGATAGTTTCCAAACGTACGAAACTATGCCCTCGGGCGGATCAATAGCCAATATGGGGCGAATACACCAACTACTCGGTATTAACCGTAGCCAGGTCGCATAATGGCCGCCACCGGAATTTTTGCCGAGGCTCGCAGCGCCATAGCGGCCCGTATTACCTCATTAGGTTTGGTCCCGGTAACCGACCCGCGCAACGCTCGACCTCTCACGGTCCTCATTGAGCTCCCAACGTTTGAGAGTTTTACCTTTAACGTCGGAGACCTTACGTTTATTCTCCGAGTCCTCGGAGCGCCACCCGGCAACCTCGATACCGCCGACTACCTACTAACAACGATCGATACCCTCATGGCCGACCAAGGTTTAGCGATAGTGGCCGGTCAACCAACCCTCGCAGTAATCGGGAGCCAAGAGTTACCCGCATACGATCTCACCGTAAGAATAGCCTCACGGCGCAACTAAGAAAGGCCCCCAACAATGGCAACAACTACTTTTCTATCAAACGCAACCGTTTTAATTGGCGCGGTCGATGTATCCGACCAATGCAAATCGGTTACCCTCACGGTCGGTTATGACTCGCTCGAGACTACCGCTATGGGCTCAACCGGTCATACCTTTACTCAAGGATTGCAAAACGTCGAGGTGACCTTGACCATGTTTAACAGTTACGGCGCGAGCGAGGTTGAGGCAACCCTTTTTGCGGCAGTAGGCGCGGGCAATACCACGCTCGTTATTAGTCCGAGCGGCTCTACCGAGTCGGCCACAAACCCCGAGTACACCATTACCAATGCAATGTTGGCCGGGTTTACCCCGATCAATTCGACCGTTGGTGAGCTCTCCGAGATTGAGGTTACGTTTACGGGCGGAACCTTTGCTCGCGACATTGTGAACCCTTAACAGAAAGCAGCCCGACAAATGAAACTATTATTATCCGTAGACCTTGGCGATGGTCCGATGGTTGTTGAAACCTCGTTGTTTATAACGGTCCTTTGGGAGCGCAAATACAAACGTAAAGCCTCGGACCTCGCTAACGGCATTGGCGTAGAGGATTTAGCGTTTATGGCGCATGAGGCTATGAAAGCTCAAAAAATAGTAGTGCCCGCAATGCTTGATGATTTCATTAAAAAAATAGTTAATTTAGAGGTGGTAGGTAGCGAAAACGCAAACCCTACCCTCGAGGCTCTTACCGGCGAGGTCTAGCGGAAATTCTAGTCTCGGTCGGTTGGTGGCCTCCTAACATAGATTTCGACCACGGCGATTTCGTAACCGTTGTGGAAATTCTGAACAAGGGTAGAAAATGACGATACGAGTCAACGGAATAAAAGAGGCAATCCGAGACCTCAAAAGCGTTAGTCCCGAAATCCAAAAACAGTTTCGCAAAGATGTACGCGTTATCGTTAAACCGATCATTGACACCGCAAAAGCGGATTACAACCAACAAGATTTCCCTAGCGGCACCTCTCGAAAATGGACCTACCGATTTCCATTAGAGGCCACAGAGGCGGGCAAAAATTTAGTCCCGTCGATCTCAACGGCTAAACGTAACCGATCGACTATTTTAGTAATCCAAAAAAACGCGGGGGCGGCCGTGTTTGAGTTTGCTAATACCGGCTTGTTGGGCGAGGCGTTTAGAAAGAAAAACGGTAATCCGGCGCGCGTCATTTGGCCCGCAGTAAAAAGCCAATTATCTAGAGTGCAAGACGAAATGAAAAAACTCATTGAAAAGGTCGAGCACGACATAAATAGGAGACTGATCTAATGGCTATCCGAGTCCCTATTATTTCCGACTTTGACCAAACCGGAGTCAATAAAGCTCTTCAATCATTTAACAAACTCAAATACGACATTAGCGCGGCGGATGGCGCTATGAATAAATTTAAGGTTGCATCCGGCGCAGCGTTCAATTTCGCTAAACAAAACGCTCTCGCATTTGGCGCGGCAGCTGCAGCCTCGGTTGGGGCGTTTGTTGTTAAAGCGGTTAGCCAATTCCAAAATTTAGCGTTAGCGGTTGACAAATTTAGCAACGCAACCGGCACCTCATTAGAGGAGGCCTCCCGGCTCATTGAGGTTATGGGCGATATGGGGTTGAGCTCCGAGTCTCTACAGGCCTCATTGAATAAACTAAACAGGGCGGCCGCCTCGGGTGCCGAGGGTTTTGCCCAAATTGGCGCAGAGATAGCGCGAACCTCAAGCGGCGGCGTAGACGTTCAACAAACCTTTTTTAACGTCATCGACGCGCTCAAACGTATCCAAGACCCGGCGCTCCGAGCCAAAGCAGCCACCGAGTTATTAGGTCGAGGTTGGACCGAGCTCTCCCGGCTCGTAGGTGAGGGCTCCGCCAAACTCAAACGATCCCTCGAGGCAGTAAGCGATACCAAAGTAATTGACAAAGCAGAGGTCCAAAAGGCTAAGGATTTTCAAGCGGCAATCGACGGATTAAAAGACGTTGGCGAAGATTTCGCAATTATGGTTGCTCAAAAACTATTGCCGGTTTTAACTCGTTTAGTGCAATTGCTAGAGTTGGCAGGCGAGGTTATGGGGACCGCAACCCTTACGGCCGAGGATATGAATGAGTACCTCGGTAAAACGGTTTTTGTAACCGAGGAAATGGCCCGAGTTTGGAAAGAGGGCTACGACGCACTACGAGCAGCTCAAGACCCGGCCTACAAACTAACTCAAGAGTTACAAGACCTCGAGGAGCAAACGGCCAACACGAAAGACGAGTGGAATAGGTTTAAGGGCGCGCTCAACATCGAGCTAGAAATGCTCAACATTGAGCAGCAAATAGCAGAGTTCGATCAAACTTGGACTCAAGCAATGATCGACGGAACCTTTAACGCTAACGAGTTTCAAGCCGAATTACTGCAAAATAGGATTGCGTTAGCTAATTTAGCCGAAGAGGTTGGTCTAACAAAAAACGCTATTACTAATACCGTTATGACCATTATGGTTAATACTCAACCGCTCGAGCGAGCGTTGCAGTTAATCCAAATGATTAGATCCGCCCAATTAGGTATTAACCAAACGAGGGGCGGCACCTATTACACAACCCCGTACGGATCAATCCCAACCGGTAACTACTCCCCTTTTGCGGGCATACCGAAAATGGCCGAGGGCGGCATAGTCAACGGGGCAACCTTGGCAATGATTGGCGAGGCCGGACCCGAGGCCGTAATACCCCTCGACAGACTCGGCACTATGGGCGGCATAACCGTAAACGTAACCGGATCGGTCATTAGCGAAAATGACCTAATCGAAACCATACGGCAAGGATTAGTTAACGCTCAACGCAACGGCTCCCAACTGCTCTACACCAACTCATGACACTCCCGGCAACCCCTAAAGTACAAATCCGACTCGGTACCGGCGTAGCGTTTGGTGACCCGCTCGTACTCGGGAGCGCAGTTAACGGTATCCTCGGGACCAATATTCTCGGCACGAGCAGCGCAGGCGGCGCGGATATCTCTCACCTTGTGCAACAAATCTCGATCCGTCGAGGCCGGGACCGTATGTTTTCTAACTACAACCCCGGAACGGCAACAATACGGTTTCTCGATTTCACGGGAGATTGGAACCCCGATAACACGGCCGGACCTTACTACGGCCAGATTTTGCCCATGAGACAGGTAAAAATATCGACTACCTACCTCGCTACCGATTACCCGCTCTATACCGGGTTTATCACCTCGTGGGATTGGAATTGGCCCGACCAGGGAGCCGACTACGCAACCGTAACCGTGCAATGCGTGGACGCGTTTCGACTGCTCTCGCTCTCTAATTTTACTACCGTTACGGGCGGCGCGGCCGGAAACCTACCGGGAGTCCGTATGGGGCAAATACTCGACGCGGTGCAATGGCCCTCAACGTTGCGCTCCCTCGGCACCGGGGACACTCCCCTCGAGGCCGACTCCGGTACGGAGCGGAACGCGCTCGCAGCTCTACAAACCGTCGAGCATAGCGACCTTGGGGCGCTCTTTGTGGACGCTACCGGGACCGTAACCTACCTCTCTCGAGGTGAGCTTGCGCTCCGAGCTACTCAAACCCCGGTCGTATTTAACGATAACGGGGCAAACGTCGAGTACCAAGAGTTAGACATTAACCTCGATGATACGGACCTAGCGAACCAAGTAACGATCGGGCGTACGGGCGGCACCCCTCAAACCGTGAGCAACGCTCAATCTATCGCAGACTATTTTACCCGGTCCTATTCCGACACCTCGCTAGTCATGGAAACGGACACGGTAGCCCTATCTCGAGCTACTGCAATCCTCAACTACCGCAAGGTACCGAGGCTAAGGGTTGACTCAATCACCCTCGACCTATCGAGCGACTCAAACCGAGTGATACCAGGATTATCGCTAGATATCGGAGACCCTATTAGCGTTAATCGCGATATGGCGGCCGGAACCGATCTCGACGTAACAATTACTGTCAACGGTATTTCGCACGACATAACCCCCGGCCGTTGGCGAACCCGATTTAGCACCGCGTACCCGTTGAGCCAAGCGTTTATCCTTGGCAGCTCTCAATTTGGTATCCTCGGCACGAGTACTCTATAAGGAGCATTTATGGCAACGTATCCCCTATCCGAGGCATTTACAGACGGCCAGATCTACACGGCCGCCAACGTAAACGCAACCAACGAGGGCGTTA